TTTTGCAGGTTTCGCAGCTGCCGTGGAGCGAGGTATCGCGCGCGCGGAAGCTAAAGCCCTTGGCTACCTTGGCAGCGCGGCTCAGGGGGATTGGCGGGCAGCCGACGCATACCTCAAGGCTATTCGAGCCGAACGTTACCGGAATACCAAGCAAGTCATCGAGCAGACCATGTCGCCGGAAGACCTGGTCAAGCTAACCAACCTCATTTCCTCGCTGGTTGGTTTGTTCGTAGAGGCAGAAAAGCAGCCCGAGGCCATGACCTGGGTTGCAACGGAGCTAGACAAGATTGGCAAAGAGTAGCCAGCAGCAGGCCAAGTTGCAAGTCCACCTTTCCAAGGAAGGCGTTGGCAACCACATCAAACTGGGCAGCCAGTACGTGCCCATCGCCAGCTTCGCCCTGGAGGCCGACGCCTCGAAGCCGGTGCCCTGGCTGGTTATGCGCGTGCCTATGCTGCCAGAGCTAGTCGAGATCACCACAGACGACGACCTGAAGTCAAGCAAGCTGGTTGTACCGGCGTGATTCACGCAATCTGGGAGCATATCCGGCTTCTCTGGTGGCCAATGGATGGCGAGGGCTATGCCTTTACCAGCAGCTTCGGCTCAGACCTGACCGAGCTTGCCATTGTTGGGGCCATCTTCAAGCACTTCAACTGCCACACCAGGGGCTGCTGGCGTATTGGCCACCACCAGGCTGGCCACTACAAGGTCTGCAGGAAGCATCACCCCAGGCTCAGCGACAAGGCACCGACCCACGCCGAACTGTCAGCCCACCTTGACGACTACGAGAGCGGCCAAAGCTAACATGTCGGAAAGCGAAGTCTTCTTCCTCGAACCTGTCGGGCCAGACGGTCTTGATGGGGCTCTCGCCTCGTTCCTTACGGGAACGGGTGATGGCCATGGTCCGGGGGACACAGGGTCTTTGGGCGAGTTTCTTGGCTACTGCCGCAGCATCGGCCAGGACGATGTCTCGGTCGAACCTGAGAACGGTACAGCCAGCCTTGGCCAGGGCCCTGTCTCGCCTGATGTCGAAGGCCATCTGGTCCTTAGACCTGTGGCTTGGTCCATCAACTTCGGCCACCAGATGGCACAGAACGCACGCGAAGTCTGCGATGTAATGTCCCAAGGGCCTCTGGGCCCTCCAGCGGTGCTGCGTCTGGCCAGACAGGTGCTTCCACAATTCCGGCTCGCCAATGCCAATGGTGGTCGTCTTGCTGCGCTGGCAAGCCAGCTTGGTGGGCGTAAGCTGCACGAGGTACTCCAGTGGCTGGATGGGTCAAGCCGGGCACAAGAAAACCCACCCGCCCCCAGGATACCAGGAAGCTACCAAGAACAAACATCGACGTCCGTCGATATGTCGAGCCGCCAGAGGGAGGCTGGCTCGAAGTCGAGTTCCACTGGCAACCCACCGTCGAGCCTGAAGTGGCTGAGCGACACAGGGCTATGTTCGCTACCCTCGCCCGAATCCGAAACGAACTACTGGCTGTGCCTTGCTTGCAGCCAGGAGCCACCGAAGCAAGCCAAGTGCTGGACTGAGTGGGTGGACTACACGACTGGCCAGAAGTGGGCCTGCAGGCGCTATGCCTCGTAGCATCCACCAGGCAAGCAGCCTCTCCCAGCTGGCCGCCTCCGTGGCCAGGCTACCGCAGGGCGACCTCGTAGGCGACCATCGGGCAGCCGCCAGTGCCCTTGGCCGCCTGACCATCGTCACCAAGGACCGTGGCAACGCGCCGTTCGTGGTCAACCCGGCGCAGGCCGACGCCCTGGCCAAGATCACAGCCCTGCCGAGGGACCGGCAGCGCAAGGTCATCGTACTCAAGGCCCGGCAGCTTGGCTTCAGCACCCTGATCCAGGGCCGTGGCTACACGTTGCTGCGCAGCCAGCCTAACTACCGGGTCGTAACCATCAGCCATCAGGGCGATGCCACCGAGCGGCTGTACAGCAAGAGCACCACGTTCCTGGCGTTCGACCTGGCCAAGCCCCCGATGAAGCGGAACCGGACGGGCGCCATGGAGTTCGCTGACACGGGTGGCAGTCACTACATCGGCACGGCTGGGTCCAAGACCTTCGGGCGTGGCGACACGATCCAGTACATCCACGCATCCGAGGTGGCGTTCTGGGACGACCCGGCGACCATGATGACCGGCCTGCTGCAGGCACTCACGCCGGACGGCGAGGTGTACGCAGAGAGCACGCCGAACGGCATCGGAGGATGGTTCCATGGCATCTGGCAAGAGGCCCCCCAGAATGGCTGGCTACCCCTGTTCTATCCCTGGTGGTGGGAGCCAGGATACCGAATCGCTGTGCCGGACCCCGACGAGCTACTGCCTCTGCGAGAGGACGAAGCCGATCTCGTTGCGCGCCACGGGCTCGATCTGGAGCAGATTGCGTGGCGTCGTGACAAGATTCTCACGCTAAAGCACTTCTTCCTCCAGGAGTACCCCGAGGACCCTGAGACCTGCTTCCTGTCGTCTGGCCTGCCGTACTTCGATGGCATGGTGTTGAGGGACATCGGCAAGCGCACAATCATGGAGCCCATCTATGAAGACCGTGGCCTGCGAGTGTGGCAAGATCCTGTTCCCGGTCGAGAGTACGTGGTTGGAGCCGATGTTTCGGAGGGCCTTACAGGAGGCGACTTCTCCGTCGCAACAGTCCTGGACGCAGCTTCTGGAGAACAGGTGGCCAAGCTGCGAGGCCTGTGGCCCATTAGTCACTTCAGTCACCGAGTTGCAGACCTTGCGGAGCGATATAATCGCGCTCTGCTTGCACCCGAGCGGAACAACCATGGTCATGCCTGCCTTGCTGTCCTCCTGAACGAGGTCAAGTACGAGAATGTCTACCGACACGAAGAGTACAACGCACGCATGGGTGAAGTGCAGCGCAAGTGGGGCTGGCCAACGACCACTACTTCTAAGCCTGTTATGCTTTCAGACCTTGATTCTGGGCTTACCAACGGAACGGTCATCGTGCGAGACGTGCAGACACTTAGCGAGTTGCGCACCATGCACTGGAACGGCAAGGGAGGCGTGGAGGCTGTATCAGGATGCCACGACGACGACGTGATGGCACTCGCCATCGCCAACCAGATTCGTAAAGTCCCGCAGCGCTTCGCTGCGGCGATGGACTACTTCACACCAAACCCGTATCTCACGGGTGAGTTGGACCCATGGGCCGACGAGCCCGAAGAGGAGAACCCAGATGGCTAACCAGCCCGCCCAGCGCTTTGTTGACCGCGCTGGCCAGATGCTCGCCGACTTCACCCTCGCGGTGGACGGCACCCAGCGCGCCGCGCTGGCGGTGGACGGTGGCATCGCCGCAGTCCTGTTCCCGACCCAAGCCAGCCCGGCCAGCACCGGCCCGCTCCAGCAGAGCAATGGCGGCGTCGTCCTCGACTTCGGTCTGACGGCGAAGGTGTTCACCATGGTCCTGGTCGAGCCGACCGCCCCGAGCACCACCCATGCCAGCGTCAAGCTGGAGGGCAGCCTCGACGGCGTCAACTGGTACCAGCTGATCGCTGCCGTGGCTGCGACCGGGACCACTCCCGTGGCAACCAGCACCGGCCAGAGCTTCGTCCAGGCGCGGTACGTGCGCGCCAACGTGACCGTGGCGGCCTCTGGCGGCTCGCCGACCCTCCTGGTCCAGGTGGGGGCGAACAACTAACCATGGACATGCCTGAGGCCCCGCAGATCCGCTTCGCCTCGACCGACGATGTGATCGCGCCTGTCGAGGAGCCCCAGGCCGCCCTCGACCTCCGCTGCCCCTGGTGCTACAAGTTCCACCAGGGCGCGGAGTGCCCCTGGATTGTCGAGATCGAGTTCCACGAGAGCGGTGCCCTGAAGCGCGCCGTCTTGGCTGGCCCACGAACGCACCTCCAGGAGGCGAGCCTCGATGAGCTTCCTGGATGACGACGACAGGGACTACCAGGAGAAGTGTCCGCTCTGCGGTACGACGCTGCCCGCCCGTAAAACAGAAGGACGGGTCTTCAAGTGTTGCTATCAGCGGTGGACTGTAGAGAACCACCAGTGGGTGGACTTTGGGATGGACTACGACGAAGATGAGTGATGCCCTCAAGGCGGCGTTTGCCAAGAGCCTTGTGGCCGCCATCCAGGCGAACAGCCAAGGCAGTGTCAGCGATGCCACTGCGCTGGTTCGTCAGCTGTCGGGCTACGGGCCCGCACAGTCGCCTCTGATGCGCCGCTACAACTCTGGCTTCATGGCGACGACCGGCCTGCCCAACCAGCTGCCCCGCGACCCCAGCGTGTTCAACAGTGGGCTGTTCACGCCTAGCCTCCCGACGCCGACCTCGCCCATCGACCCCGCTGGCCCCAATGGTCGCCAGAGCCCCAGGCTGTACGAGTACCAGATCGGCCACAACCTGCCCATCGGCCCTGGCCAGACCAAGCTCGTGCCCTTCAAGGTGCTGCGGGCCCTGGCCAGCCGATACGACGTGCTCACCCTGTGCCTCAACGCTCGCAAGGCCGAGATCGCTGGCCTTGACTGGGACATCGTGCCTCGCGAGGACGCCGAGCAGGCCAAAGGGCGAAGCAAGCGCGTTAGCAACCCCAACCTCACCGGCAAGGCGGCTGCTGCGCGCCTGGCCAACACCAACGACAGTCAGCGCAAGCTTATCAAGCAGTTCTTCGCTGAGCCCAACCGCATCGCTGGCCACTTCATGTCTGACTGGCTCAAAATCGCCATGGACGAGATCCTGGTGATCGATGCCCTGTCGGTCTATGAGCACCCGACCCTAGGCGGCCAGCTGGCAGCCCTGGAGATCCTGGACGGCAGCACAATCAAGCCGCTCATCGATGAGCGTGGCGAGCGCCCCCTGCCGCCCAACCCTGCATTCCAGCAGTTCCTGTACGGCATCCCCCGGTCCGAGTTTGTGGCGCTGCTCATGGATGCACAGGACGACCCGATCGTCCAGGCCCTGCAGCGTGGCCAGCCCGGTCCCGACGACGAGGCTGGCTTCGGCGAGCTTACGGCTGACCAGCTGTACTACCGACCCATCAACCCCCGGTCGTGGACCAAGTACGGCTTCAGTGCCGTCGAGCAGATCATCGTCAACTGCAACCTCGCCCTGAAGCGCCAGGACTTCCATCTGGCGTACTTCACTGATGGCGACATCCCTGCCATGCTGATCGCGGCGCCGGAGACCTGGAACCTGTCCCAGATCCAGCGGTACGAGGCCCAGTGGCACAGCATGCTGGCTGGCGACAACGGCTGGAAGCACCGCGTCAAGGTCATCCCTGGCGTGCAGAAGGCCGAGTTTCTCAAGCCGCCGATTCACGACATGACGTTCGACCTCTGGCTGGCCCGCATCACCTGTGCTGGCCTGGCCATCGACCCGGCCGAGGTCGGCCTGGCGAGCGAGGACCAGAACGAGCAGAAGTCTACGGCGGCTGCGGCCCGGCGCCAGCGCTTCGCTACGACGCCGACCGTTGGCTACTTCCAGGAGTACTTCGACAGCATTATCAGGCGTTGGTTCCACACCGACGACTTCGTGTTCCGCTTCGACGCTGCCGAGCTTCAGGATCAGCTGATGGAGGCCCAGGTTGACCAGATCAGCCTCAAGGCCGGTGCGCTGACCCTGAACGAGTGGCGCGGCAAGCGTGGCATGGAGCGCATCGATGACCCGCACGCCGACAAGCCCAATGTCTACCTCACTAGGGACATCATCCCGGTGGACCAGATCGGCGAGCTTATCGGGGCCCAGCTGGACAACGCAACCATGCAGCAGCCCGTCAAGCCCGGGGCCAGCCCAGGTACCAGCGGCGGCAGGCCGCAGAACAGCGGGGGCAGCACCCCGACGCCCCGCAGCGCAGGCGCCTCCGGTAGCGGTGGCAGCGCCACCAACGCCAAGAGGTCGCCCAGCAGTGGACAGTCCAGCACATCCAAGATCGTTGAGGCGCAGGCCGAGCTTGCGCGCTTTGAAAAGTTTGTCTCGAAGAGTAGGGCTCGTCGCTTCAACCCTGAGGTGCTACCTGGCTCTCTGGTGGAGAGGGTCTACGAGCGCATGGCCGACGGAGAAAGCACCAAGGCTATCTTCGCCGACATTCGACGGTCGCAGTCACTGGTTGCCGACGACATCCTCGGCGACATCGTGGAACAGCTTCTCGATGCACAACCCTAAGGTCATCCCGATGGCCACGATGGGCATGGGTGCCGCCTGGCGGGCCCATTGCCACTGTGGCTGGATGGGTGCCATGCACTACGTCAGCGGTGGTAATGCCCACAAGGCGGCCGAAGAGGACGCCAGGGCGCACCGCGACGGCCCCTACTGGCTGACGCTGCTGGGTGGCCCGCTCGCGGAGGAGCCTGTATGGCCGACCAAAGCCTGAGGGATATGCTGGCCCTGCTCCCCAGGGAGCAGTTGCGGGAGATGGCGGCGAGCCTAGCCAAGGCCGCCGCCCTCACCCCGGCAGACTACGAGGCCAAGTACAACGACCTGGCCGACAAGACGGAAGCCCAACTCCTGGGCTACGCTGACCGACTGGCCAGCGGCAACATGACCCCCTACCAGTTTCGCGATAATGTGCTTAGAACACTCCGTAGAGCATTTGCTGACGCCTATCGCTTCGGGATCGGGGCTTCTGGCGAGCGCCCGATTCTACTGGAGCCTGATTACCAGGCTATGCAGAGATACCTGTCGGAGGATATCAACTACCTTGGCAGGTTTACGCAGCAACTCCTAGCCGACCAGGTCCCTGGTTTCAGTCCAGGCGTTCCGGGGTACACTGCAAGTACAACTGCGGGCCGCATGGATCTGCGTACTCGAACCCAACTGTACGCTAACGCGCTGAGGGCCCAGTTCTACTCCGGGCTCACGTCCAGATCAGACCCGACCCAACTGTGGGACTGGGTTCTCGGAGCAAGCGAGCACTGCGGCAACTGCATTGACATGGCCGCTGGTTCGCCCTACACCCTGGCAGCCCTGGGGGGCCGAGTGCCAGGGGCTGACGTCTGTCTCGGACTAGACCGCTGCGCATGCAGCCTGGTCCCCCACTGAGGATCGAAATGGCTCAGACCGACCTGACCTACGGTTGGGCGGCTATCGAGAAGTCCTACGAAATGCCCGACGGTTCGGTCATTGTCGAGGGGCGTCTCGGCGGCCCGACCGAGGATCTCGACGGCCAGTTCCTTGATAAGGGCTGGCTCGACAAGGCCGTCCCCGAGTGGATGGAGCGGGGCAACATCCGCGCCATGCACAAGGCCATCAGCGCTGGCAAGGCGCTGGCGGCCACGGACAAGGGCGACGACTGGCACCTTCGCGCCAAGATCAATGACCCGGTCGAGAAGACCAAGGTCCTTGATGGCAACTACACCGGCTTCTCTGTGGGCGTCAAGAACGGCCACATCACCCCAACCAACAAGATCGCCAAGAACACCGGTCGCCCGCTTGAGGCGATCGATGGCGGTACCATCGTTGAGGTCAGCCTGGCCGACTTCCCATGCGACCCTAACAACTTCCTCCAGGTCTTCTCCAAGAGTGCGAGCATCGAGGGCGAGATCACCGAGGACGACGAGGCGTGGATCGCCTACAAGAGCGCTGAGGCCGACATCTACAAGCGGGACTTCAACACGGCTGACCGCAAGCGCCTGGCCAACGAAGGCAAGGCGCTGCCTGATGGCTCGTTCCCGATCGAGAACGAGGAGGACCTCCACAACGCCATCCGCCTGGTTGGCCACGCCAAGGACCCTGCCAAGGCCAAGGCGCACATCAAGGCCCGTGCGACTGCGATGGGCATGACCGGCGCCCTCCCGGACGACTGGAAGGACGCGGAGCCCGAGATCAAGAAGGATGCGGAGCCCGTCCTGGGCGTCGCTGAGCTTCTGGAGAAGCTGGCCAGCGGCACCGCCAACGAGGCCGAAATGGCCCTGCTCAAGGCGGTGGCTGCGGCTGTCGAGAAGACCAGCGGAGCCTACGACGGCGCCGCTGAGCCGCAGCAGCTGGACGCCCTGGACGACAAGGACGACGACACCTGCGCCGCGTGCGCCAAGGCTGGCTGCGATAGCTGCGGCACCTGCGACACCAAGGAGTGCGCCAACCGCAAGGTTAGCGACGACGTGAACGCTGACAACAGCGACGACCACCTTATGGGCAGCGACAACGTCCGTGGGGTCGGCGACATGGATAGCGACGACGGCATGCCCAATGTGCCGGAACTCAAGATGAACGTTCCCGAGGTTACCAAGCTGGTTTCGGCTGAGGTTGCCAAGGCGGTGACACCTGATCTCATGAAGGCGGTCGTCTCAGAGGCGGTGGCTGCGGCCATTCGCCCGCTGGAGGAGAAGATCGCAGCGATGGAGAAGATGGCGGCGCCCGGCGGTCCGATGATCGGAAGCATGCGGCAGACCTTCGGAACCAAGGCGTCTGGGCGCGACCTCCTGCAGAAGCGCGCCAACGAACTTACCCCACTGCTGGAGCACCCGGACTTCCAAGTGAGGGCCGGGGCACGCGAGCTTCTTGAGAAGCTGGCGTCCATCGACTAACCAAGGAAATCATACAAGAAATGGCCTACACCGGCCCCATCACCAAGAGCGCCGACGTTCTTGGCAACCCCAGCCTTCGCAAGAACGCTGAGGGTGTGGCTGTCGCCAGCAACGCAGAGCTTGCAGAGATGGTTAGCGAGGCCGACGCCTCGTTCAAGACCGTCCGCGCGGCCAACCTGGAGCTTGACGGCGAGTTCGTCAAGGCTGCGGCTGCGGCTGGCTTCCCGGTCCACACTGCCCAGGACACCCGTGCGCAGTCCCTCGGCACCGCCCTCGACAAGATCGGCCAGTCCCTGGCGAAGCTCGGCATCGAGCCGGACGTCGTCAAGGAGATCACCCTCTCGGGTATCTCGAACTGGACCACCGATCAGGGCCCGTGGCTCTACGACCTTGAGGCTCCGTCCAAGAAGGTCTTCCCGGTCCTGACCCCGATCCGCAACCGCATCCCGCGCCAGAAGGGCGTTGGCACCAGCCACCGCTTCCGCCGGATCGACGGCATCACCGGCAGCCAGACTGGCGGCCTCGCTAACCTCGACATCAGCACCTCGGAGAGCGTCTCGACGTCCTTCCGTGGTCTGAGCCTGAACCGTCCGCAGAAGATTAACTACACGACCTCCACTGCGAACGTGCTGTACAAGCTGCAGGGTCTCAGCGATGACCTCACATGGGCTGCCCAGTACGCTGGCGTCGGGTTCGAGGACCTTCGCGGCCTCATCAGCCACAACCTCCTCCTGGCCCACATGATGGGTGAGGAGCAGCTTCTGCTCGCGGGCCGTGGCACCGCTGCAGTCGCCGCCCCGACCCTCGTGTCCGCCAACGTCACCGTCCGTACCGCTGGCACTGGCGCCAACGCCTACAGCAACGAGACGGCGCTGACCGGCTTCACCACCAACGTCTACATCAAGGTCTGCGCGATCACCCACTTCGGTTACTCGGTCCCCTCGGCCGCTGTGACCCAGGCGGTGTCCGCTGGACAGGTCGTGGACGTCACCCTGACCAGCCTTCCGGCCGGTGCGCACGGCTTCGCGGTCTTCGCGAGCACTGGCGCCTCCGACCCCGGTGACGGCAGCCGCTTCCTCCAGGTGTGGAACGAGGGCCCGGCGAACGGTCTTGGCTACACTGGTGGTAACGTCTTCACCATCAGCGGCGCCCTGGCCACCTCTGGCACTACGGTTCCCTCTTCGGACAGCACCCAGAACACCAACGCCTACGACGGCCTCATGACCCAGACCCTCGCGTCTGGCCTGAGCGTCCCCCGGCTCAACTCGGCGCTGACCCTGGACGCGATCACTAAGACCGTGTTCCTCCCGGGCTGGCTCCAGTACAAGGCCGACTACGACGAGCTTTGGGTCCACGCTCTTGAGAGCATCAAGATCACCGACCTCGTGCTCGGCGCGTCGGGCGCCCCGTACCGCATCACCGTTCCTGTCGGGAGCGAGGGTGGCGTGACGGGTAACTACCGTGTCGATCGCCTCCTGAACAAGGTGACTGGCAAGTCTGTGGCCGTGACGGTTCACCCGTACATGGAGCAGGGCAACATCCTCGCCCTCAGCTACACCCTGCCGTTCCCGTACAGCGAGGTTCCCAACGTCTGGGAGTGGCGTGGACCCCAGGACTACATGGCGGTTCAGTGGCCAGTGATACAGATGTCGTACGATGCGAGTACCTTCACCTTCGGTGCGCTCGTCGGCTACGCGCCCGCGTACAACGCGGTTCTCAACGGCATCCAGCCCAGCTAACCCTAGCAACTCTCTCTGCCTCCCCTACCCCCCACAGCGCGTGGGGGGTAGGTAGGCGGGGTACAAGGAAGCCATGCGCACTTGCTACATGTGTAGGCAGTCCAGTGGCAACAAGTCTCGATGCCGAGACTGCGAGCGCATCTATATGCGCGAATGGCGTAACGCCAATAGACAACGCAGCAGAGACATCAGCAACAAAGGAAACCGTAAGGCCAAACTCAAGTGGCGCTATGGCATCACCGTGGAGCAGTACGAGGCCATGCTTGCAGAACAAGGCGGCGTGTGCGCTCTCTGCAAGAACCCTTGTGCAACCAAGCAACGCCTGGCCGTTGACCACGACCACGTAACCGGAGAGGTCCGTGGGCTGCTGTGCATGAAGTGCAATACAGCCATCGAGCGCATGGACCACGCTGGATGGGCGGAAGCAGCCTCCAGCTACCTGGGCCGTAGCTCAGTCAGGTCAGAGCAGGGTTCTTATAAAGCTCAGGTCGTGGGTTCAAATCCCACCGGCCCTACCAATTGAGGCAGACAAATGGCTAGATACAGGATCATGCCCCCAACGGCGGATTGCCGGGAGATGGGGGTAGATGTCGGCGGTGGACATATCGTCAACTACCCCGTGCAGGCAGACGGGGCGGTTCATACCGACAACCCAGCCCATGCCAAGGCCCTGACGCGAGAGGTTGGAGAGTTGGCAGCTAACATCCCCAGTCACCTAAACAAGGGCGCCAGCTGGTCGTGCCCCAAGTGCGCCTTCGAGGCGTGGGCC